TTACTACCTTTGTTGTGGGGCTGATTGCCTTTCTTGAACTGAGTCTTAGCTCTGTTAGCTGTACCATTTCTCACGTTATCCATGTATCGTATACGTGGGTTCTTTTTGATACCAAGCTTGTATACTCTATTGTAAAGCTGTGAGGTATTAATACCCAGGTAGTCACATAGTGCCCTGCTTGGTACGTTAGGATACAGCACTTTAATTAGTTGTTCTTTAGTCATAGTCTTACTATCTTAAAGTGGCCCATTAGGCAGTCTCCTGATCGTTGCAGTTCTCTTTTTTTCCACTTGCACAAGGCAAAGGACTTGAAGCCCCATTGATTGATGAGCTTGTCATGGATGTAGTATTCGAGTCTATACATTTTGCTTTGCATTTTAAGATTTCTAAATAAAGTTCTATATCAAAGGAGCCGCCTTTGTCTCCTGCAAATGATTGCTCCCGCCACCATCTTGCATATTCATATATATTCTGCATCATCTTTATCCATCCATTCACGATCTACATCTCTAAAGTCCTCCCACATATTGCGCTGGTTAGCTTCTTCATAGATCCACTCACATAGCAGGTCTATCTCATACTCAGTGAGCTTCACTGGTAGCTCAGTTTCACCGGCATCAAAGAAGGCCTCTATGTTATCCACCTCCACAAAGAAGTTATCATCTAGATCATCTACCAAGGTATACATACAACTGCCCCATATACCCACGCTCTCACTTCTTGAGAAGGAAAATTCACATTTATTGCCATTTAATTCTACTGATTGATTCATAACATGATAAATATTAAAACTTTATAGATTATATAAGGTAGCAGGGCTACAAATAGGCCACCTGCAAGTGTTTCGTAAAATTCTTTTTTAGTCATTTTAGCCAAATTTTATTGATTGTTTTTATTGCTGTTTCGTCCATATAACAAAGACAATTCGTCAAAAGGTTAAAAACAAAATCTTTGTGAAGTTTTTCTTCGTTATTTCGAAGGTATTGAATAGCTCGCGTATATTCTGGATATCGTTTTTCAAATTCAATTTGTTCAGGTGTCGGAAATTGTTCGATTTGGAAGGTTGTCAATTGAAGGTTTGGAATTTCGTCAATCAAATCATGACAATGTTGAACCACTTCGAAACGTGTTTCAGCTTCTCGCGTCTTGACGAACATCACTTCGTCGTTCGCATTCTTAAAAATCAAGCGCCATTTTTTCATTTTTGTAATTTTTATTGGTTAATACCTTACAAAGATACAAAAAGTTTCATATCTGCAAATTATTATTCACAAAAAATTAAGTTATTAGTGAAATTTAGAATGATTCTAAATAAGGATTAAGCCTTTAGGCTGGGAAGGGCTTACTCTTGCGGTAGATGTATTTCTGGTACTTGGAGAAAGTGAGCTGATTGATCTTATGGTGTTTGCCACAGTCTCTGCACTTAAGCCAGTGGTGTACTGTGCCTGCTACTGTGACTGTTTTGCGGTTGTACTGGAAGGTAGTACCACCACACTCAGCGCACTCAAACTTCTCACCACCATGCTGTACTGCATAGTTATGCTGTGGCATGGTATAGCTGTTGAGCTTGTTGAATACACCCTCAAGGACCTGTACATCCATCTTGCAGTACTCTACCATCTTATCCAGGGCGGCTTGGTCCTTTCTAAATACAATATCCTTCCAAAGCTCAAGGCCACCGGTATCCATCTTGGCACCTACCTTGAGCAGTTGAGCTATGTAGTCTAGCTTATTTGAGTTGAAATTGAAGTACTTTTTAGCCCATTTAAGCGTATCAATGGTCTTGGGTGCAGGCATAACATCAATATCATGCATTAGAGCCCTTGTACGTATCCATTTAAGGTCAAACCTATCACCATTGTGAGCTACTATCTCATCTGCTTGGTTCATGACCTTGATAAACTCACGTATCATAGCCTTATCACTTTGGCTCTTTGACCATGTTAGGCTGTGGATGGTATCTTCGCCCTCCCATTTGTAGCAGATGCAGATGATAGCACGCTCGTGTATGATATCTTGTGGGTTTATTGTTATGTTGTAGCCTGTTCTCCAGAACACTCCTACATTGAAAGAGGTTTCTATGTCGTAGAACAGCCTCTTTCTCATCTGTTCAGCTTGCTTAGTAGTATATTGTATAGCAACCTAAGCAGGAAAGGTATAGCTAAGCCTATCCAAAAGGGCCACCACCTGGTACGGTACTTGACTACTTCATGCTGCTTGGTGATCACATCACCACGTATCTTCTCTATCTTAGTCTTGTACTTGTACTCTATCCTGGTCTGCCACCTGGTCTTAGGTATCTCTACGGTCCTATATTGTATGATAGTATCCTTTGTAGTGATATACTTCTGCCATACGATAGTATCATTGATTATGACAGGTATGCTGTCTATGGTATTAATCCGGATGGTATCACTATCCTGCACTATCTTTAGGCCATGTTTAAGGGCTTTTTTGTAGTGGTATTGTGCCTTGCGTTCACTTGAGCAGGCAAACAGCAGCAGAAGGGCTGTAATTAAGGCTATAGCTTTCATAGTGCTTGTAACATTGCTATCATTCGTGGGCAGGGGTAGATATCACTCTTATCTCTTCTCACTGAATTGTGGGTATAGATGCCAGGAGTACCTTTGAAAGCCTCTTTATCTATGGCAAATATCTCTGAGCGGTATGCCTTGGGTATATTGTAGGTATCACATAGGTACACCAAGAGCTGCCGAGTGCTTTCTATCTGCTCATCTGTGTACTTCTGCCATAGTACATGACCTTTGTATGGCTTATCTAGTACAGTTACCTGTGAAGGGTCCATCACACCCTTGACATAGTTGTAGTACTTGCCATCCTTATGCTTCAATGGTCCATAGTTACATATCTCAATGCCTACACTGAGCTTGTTGAGGTTCTTGTATCGCACTCCATGAGGAAAATCTTGGTGATCTACACCTAGGTGCCATGCCCAGTGCCTAGAGCTGAAGCATTGTACTATTGTGCCCCTGTTACCTATGACAAAGGCAGTAGCTATCCTGGTCTCGTTGCTATTCCAGAAGCGTGATACTGCCACTGCATCACCCCCACCTGCTGTATGGTGTAGGTATATTTGAGTCTTAGGGCTATCTTCTTGGAAGTATTGCTTATCAGATAGACGTGCCTGTACTATCTTAGTTATGTCTAATTTCATCTGCATCTTTTTTTAATTCTTTAGCTCTTGATATTAAATTCTTTGCACTTTGCCACAGGTCTATACCTTTGACTGCCTTGTAGTTTTCATTGATACTCACCACCTCAATGCTTACAAGTATCAAGCTGAGCACCTTGGTTAGCATCAAAGGTACAGTAAAGAAGGTAAGGATGATATCATTTAATATAAATTTATCAATTAAGTAAAATAAAATAACAGTTATTTCATAGAGTAGCATCTTAGATATTACAGCAGATAACTTCCTGGAGGTGATTGGCTGCTTTAGTTTACGTGCCTTCCAGATGCCTGTAATTGTATCTACAAAAATGGCAAAGCCTATCAAGAATAACAGGCCATAGATAGGCATAAAGAAGGTGCTCACCATGGATAGGTAGACAGTCCACCTACTCTTCAGGCTCGCTATCAGAATTGTAAGTTGTGTTTTCATAGTATTGTAATAGTATGGTATAGGCATCATAAGCTAGCACTACATATCCTACAAGATTAAGATAGTGCTCAGGCTGTTGTGAGAGTACAATACCCAAGGTGATCATAAAGCAGTGATAAAGTAAAGCAGAGATATTAATCAATGCCTGCAATATCTTTAGGAATACAGATTGTTCCATGTTGGGTGATTATGTGAATATAATAGCCATCTACCTCCTCCCACTCGGTGAAGGTGTAAGTAATATCGTTAATAGTAACACTATGCATATTTAGTTAGTGTTGAATTGAGTAAAACAATAGTATCTCCATTAGGGGTTTGCGAAGCCCAAAGAAGGAAGCAAGGTGAAGGTATTGAGATCACTGAAGTTGTTGCTGCTACATAGTTATTGTTCAATGGAGAAGATGCACCTACAACATACATATTGTTAGAGGCATCAGTGCAAAAGTTGTAGGTATTGTTAGCTATATTGTTAACACTTGTTACTGATACCATGGTACCTATCAATGTAGCACCTGTGAGTGAGGCACTGCTGTTAACATATAGCCTAAATGCAGAAGAAGAGCTAGCCCCTGATGTTTTACGTACCATTACACTTATATGATAGTATGTGTTAGTACTGATGTGAGCACTTATATCCTCCGAAGCTATCATGGCGTTACCAGAGATAGCTGTACCAGTGTGGCTGACCATTGCCTTCTTAGCAATAACTTGAGGACCACCACCTGAAGCTGTTACTGTTAAGTTACCTTCACCAAGTAGTGAGCTGCCATTGATGGTCTTGATGTTAGTACCACTCACAAGAGTATCCTGCTTGCCTAACCTTCCAGCAGCCACAGCCTGATCAAGCAGCTCTGCCTGTGCATCAGGATCCACAGGGTACTTGGTAGGCCTTATGTTATTAGATATTGATGACATTACTTGTATATACTTGGTAAGTCATTGTATCTATGTATACCTCTACCATTACATAGTACTCCCCTGTCAATGGCTCCTCTATGAGTATCTGTATACCATCCTCGGTATAGCTCTTGGTATCAAGCTCTAAAGTATCCTTGTATACGGTTACTCTTACATTCATGATGGGCTCATAGTCAGGATTAAACTCATAGAAGATATACATGGTATCTGCATCAGTGTATATCAATGGATCACTTAGCAAGTACAGCAGTGCAGCTGCATTATCGGCATCAACACCACTTATATTAGTCTCGCCACTCCAGCTGTTAATAACTACACTACCATAGCCATCCTCAGCAGTAGCAGCAGCAGCTCCCCACCCACTATCAAAGTCTACAGGGTATCCCCATCCTATTTCGTTTGGCATTTCTCTTTTTTTAAGTAGGTTAGTAATTTCTTGATATTCTCTTTATTTGGCTTTCTTACAGTACCCATCCTATATTGTAATTGTTAGTATCCGGATATATATCACCATTGCTGTTAGTGTTGTACTCAGGGTACAAGTGACTAAAGAAGTGCAAGTGATCTATCAGCCTCTGCGTATAGTTCTGAGCTATATCACGCTGCTTGCTGATAAGCATATTGAGCTCACTCACCTCTACTGTGGTAGCATTATCACTGTTATGCTTAAATACTCCCTTATTAGCTATGGTGTACGTGCTAAAGGGTAGGTACTCTACCATGGCCCAGTGTATCAATGCAGGCTTTACGTAGGTAGTCAATAGGTTAAGGTATGGCTGTTGTATCTCATCTATGGCTAGTACCGTTATCTCAGCATCCAGGTTACCTGTGCCTATAGTCAGTACATCACCTACGGTATATCCTGTACCTGCTATGGCTACCACATATGATACTACTGAGTTACCTGCAGTGGTGATATCTACGGCAAAGTTGCTACCGGTACCACCGGTACATGCTATACCTGTATTGTTAGTGTATCCTGTACCTGCCTGAGTCAAGGAGGTAGTAGTAGGCACACCTGTACCACTAATGGTGTTGAGTACATC